GTAATTGTTTTTCTCCAATTGGGTCATGATAAGTAAATATATCTTTACCAAATGATAATGAATTTTCTGAAATCCAATGTTGTTTTAAATTTTTAAAGTCTTCAATTTTTTCTTTACCAATTTTCATAGTATTTTCTATAACTGGTAAATCATTTAATTTTTCTGTTAATTCATTATATTTAAATTCAACTGCAGGTTTTACTGTCTTAGTTGCAATATCAATTTTATTCATTACACTTCCAAAAGCTCCTTTTGCAGTAGCTTCAAATTTAGAAATGTTGGTATTAGAAATTATTTTACGAATCTTTGCTCTTTCTTCTTCAAATATTCCTTTTTCAGTACTATTATATAATGTTTCAGTAAAAAGTGGATTCCTATTATATTTATGATACACATCTTGTTTTAATATTTCTTTATAAGATGTTAATATTAATCCTTCATCAGCTGTTTCATAAAAATATATTGGAGTACCATTATCATGAGAATTTCTTAATAACCAAGCTATAGCTTCTATAGGTTGTAAATTAGGATATATACCTTTTATACTTTTTTCTGTAGAACATCTCACATCAACTTCAGAATCTAAATGAGTTTTAATAATACTTTTAATTAAATTTGCTGTCGTATTATTAAAAGGTTTATTTAATAATTTTTTATTATTTAAATATCCATGTTTTGATATACAAGTAAGTGTATAAGCTTTTGATGATGGTGTAGGTTCAGAATAATTAGATATGCCAGATATATATAGTTCTAAATCAAACCTTTTTTCGCCACTATATTCTTCTCTTACTAAACTTAAGTCAATTCTTTCGTTTAATGAAATTTTTAATTCATCAGGTAAATTAACAGCATCTTCTATAAATATTTCTACAAATAATCCAGAACGATGTAATCCTTCATGAATTTTTATATCATGAACTGTACCTAATAAATTGTATTCCTTACCATTATTTGCAGTAAGCATAATTTTTTCTATTGCAAAAGCTTTAGGTGTGATAACAATTCCATTTTCACTTGTTGAATTGACTATATTACTCATAGTGTAATTAATTCTTTAAATTTTCTTACAAAATCATTCATTGAATTTGGAGAAACAACTCTTATTCTCGAATATTTATCATTTTCTTCTTCCAAATGTGCTCTATTTGTAACATATGATAATGTATAAGCATCTTTACCGCCTGTGATATGGTCAGCATTTGTAACTGGTTTTTTATTTACATCACTTGTTTCGTAATAATAATATGGTGCATCTAAATATTTGTATACATTATATGTTGAAACTGAATCTTCAGATGTTGCACCAGTAATTAATTCTTTTGCTCCAGTTGCACTACCTATATAAGCACCTGTAACATCTTGTATTACTAATTGACTTAAATCTGTTATTTTTTTAGTAAGCTTACCTGTTGCGCCACTTACTGAACCTGTTAAAGTTTCACCTAATGTAAATCTTCCTGCTAAACTATCTTCAAAATTATTTGTTACTTTAGGATTTGTTTCGATGACATAACCATTATATTCTTTTGCCATATAAGCTTGTAAATCTTCTTGACTTAACGGCCAAGCTCGATATCCATCATGCAAATGGTCATTAACAACAAAAAATGTCCAGTAATACATTGAAGTTCCATATAATCTTTGTGATACAATATCAGGTCTTTCACCATTTTTTATTTCATAAAATTTATAACTACTATAATTATCTAAAAATGTAGGTAATGGTCTTATACTTCTAAATAAATCAACCATATTTTGCTTAATACCAGTACGATTAAAATCGTATTCTACCTTTGGGAATTGTTTAAAAAAACTCATTATGAATCTCCTAATATTACATCAGAACCTTTTTTATAAGGTGGAGCAAATCCATCTGATTCAAAAGTTGTATTATCATCAGCTGTTCCATCTTGACCTCTGTATAAATCATCGCGAGTAAGTACTCTTTCTTCTTGAAATGACATTGTTAAATTAAGTTCTAATGGCGCACCGGTACCTTTATGCATTGCTGTAGCTGTTTCATTATACACAGCTTCAAGACTTGTTAAATATGATGGTTTAATATTAGGCATGTATTCATTACGTTTACCTTCTGAATAAAATGTGATATCACATAATGGTGGATAAACTAAAGCAACCGCTCCAGCTCTTCTTGGATATAAAAATTTTCTAAATGTTCTTTCAATAGCTCTTATTTGATTTTGTTCTTTTGCGCTTTCAGCTACTAATCTAAATGCAAATGTATATCCTCTCACATCTATACCTTCAAAGGCTGTTCTTGTATATGGATTTGAAGCTATTCCAGCTTTCATTGCAGCGCCACTTGTTATTTTGTCAACAGAACTTCCCGGTGATAATAGCTTTTCTTTTGACATAAGACCTAAAGCAACTTGGTCTCCTCTTGTGACTTTTTTCTCATCTCTTATATTTTTTAAAAGATTCAATCCACCTCTTATTGTACCTACATTCATAGCAGTATACTGTGCATTATCATTTACAGTAACACCAGGTGGTTGATATAAAAATATAGCAACGTTATTAGTACCATTAGTTCCACCAAATCCAAATCGCATAAATGGTAATCCAGTCTCTGCTGCTGTGCCATTTAATTCCATAGGATAATAGTAAAATTGGTTTTGAGTTAACTCAGTTCTTGGTTGAATAAACTTATCTATCTGTCTATTAACAGCTGATGTAAACTGTTCAGCCGACTGTTCTGCAAGTTTTTGTATATCTTTATCTGCCATTTTAATCCTTATAAATAAATATTTACTATAGAGTTATTTATATGAGTTATAAAGGTAGATACACATTAAAGAATCCAGAAAAGTACATAGGTGACGCAAAACAAGTTGTTTATCGTTCTTTATGGGAGAAACAAGCATTTAAATGGTGTGAAAACAATCCAAAAGTTAAAGCATGGAATTCAGAAGAAATAGTTGTACCTTATAAATCATCAATAGATAAAAGATTACATAGATATTTTGTTGACTTATTAATACAAATGGAAGATAAGAAAACATATCTTATTGAAATCAAACCAAAAAGTCAAACACAGCCTCCTAAAAAAAGAAGCCGTCAAACTAAAAAATATATTAATGAACAATTAACCTTTATAAAGAATCAAGATAAGTGGGAAGCGGCAAGTCAGTTTGCTGATTATAAAGGTTGGAAGTTCCAAGTATGGACAGAAGAAACTTTAAAGAATTTAGGCATAAAGATACTTTAATCTGTTATAAATAGTTTATATGGCAAGTTTATTTGATACATTACAAGCAAATGCTTTTAGAGCAGGCGTAAAAGCACGTACAAGACAATCACGTGAATGGTTTCAAGCAAACGTTAAAAATTTGCAAGTACCAAGGCAAGGTCTTTTAAAAGATAAAGCTTTACAGCAAACTGGTAACGCAGTTCGTGGTAATATGTATATGTATTTCTATGACCCAAAGCATAAAGCAACCTTACCATATTATGACAGGTTCCCATTAACTGTATTAGTTGATGGAGCTCCAGGTGGCTTTTATGGATTAAATCTACACTATTTACCATATAATACGAGAGCTAAATTTTTAGATGACTTAATGGCATTTGGTCCGCCAGAACCAAAAGAAAGTTCACGACTTACTGGTTTAAGATACAATTTAATAAGTGGTGTAAGAAAGTTTAAAGAGTTCAGGCCATGTTTTAAACATTACTTAGGACCAAATGTACGTTCACAATTTGCAAGAGTGCCAATGACGGACTGGGAAATAGCAATATTCTTACCAGTAGAACAATTTAAGAAAAGTAGTAAACAAGCTGTTTGGCAAGAAAGTCTTAAACAAGCAAGAAGCCCAGGGTTTAGTATAAAAAATACTAAAGCTTATTACACAAGGAATAGAAAGAAATAATGAGCGATATAGATAAACTAAAATCATTGGTATCTAAAAAAGGTGGATTAGCAAAAGCTAATAGATTCAATGTTATGTTTACACCGCCGACTGCAAGTCTTTTAAACGGAAATTTACAAGGAATAATTTCTTCTGCAATATCAGGTAATTTTAGTGCAAAAAATTTAGTAAACGACCCAAGAGATATTTCTTTATTATGTGATTCAGTGACAATACCAGGAAAACAAATAAGTACATTAGATGTACAAACTGTAAAACAATTAGTTAAAATACCTTATGGTTATTTGACAGACGATGTATCACTATCTTTTTTATTGACAAATGATTATCATATGAAAACGATGTTTGATGCATGGATAAATAATATAGTTGATAATGATAAATACTGTGTAGCTTATAAAGAAGACATAGTCACAGACGTTATCATACAACAATTAGATGAACAAAATACGCCAATATATGGTGTAAAATTAGAGGGAGCATTCCCTGTGACAATGAGTGAAATACCACTTTCTAACGAGAGTGTAAATACTATTAGTAGATTAAATGTGAGTTTTGCTTATGATAGATATGTACCGGAAGGTCCATTAAGTAGTACGGGTAGCTTGATTAAAAGCGCGCTATCCATATTTGGATAATAATATAGGAGAATATTATGGCTTTACCAGAGCTAAATACCGCGAGGTATAGTATGGTTCTACCATCAACTGGAGAAACAGTTGATTATAGACCGTATTTAGTGAAAGAAGAAAAAATATTAATGATGGCTATGGAGTCTGATAACCAAGAGGTTGTTATGAAGGCTGTTGTAGATGTTATTAAAGCTTGTCTTCTGACTGAGCTAAATGTAGATGAATTACCAATGTTTGACATTGAATCATTATTTTTAGCATTAAGGTCAAAATCAGTTGGTGAATCAATTGATTTGCGAGTAAAATGTAGTGATAAAGAATGTGACGGTATTACAGATGTAAGTGTTAATTTTGAAGACATTGAACATCCAGTAATAACTGAGGAACAAACTAAAATTATGTTGACCGACGATGTTGGTGTAATATTGAAATATCCATCAGTAAAATCAGTCTCTAAAATGGCTGATGCTGAGGAAAATGTAGAAAATGCATTAGGAATGATAATTGCTTGTATTGATTCAATATTTGATGCTGACGATGTATATCCAGCAGAAAATGAAACAAAACAATCATTGACTAAATTTGTTGAATCTTTAAGTTCAGTACAATTTATGAAATTATCAGACTTTTTTCAAAGTATGCCATCACTAGGTACAACAATTGAATACACGTGCAGTTGCGGTAAGGAACAAACACAGGAACTAAGAGGACTTCAAAGTTTTTTTACGTAGGCCTTTCGCACGATAGTCTTGTAAACCATTACAAGTCTAACTTTGCTATGATGCAACATCATGGATATAGTTTGACAGAATTAAATGATATGGTACCGTGGGAAAGGGAGATATATATAGCTCTCCTCAAGGAACATATAGAAAAGGAAAATGAGCGTATAAAAAACGAGCAGAGAAAAATGGGAGTATGACATGGCTGAAGGACAAGATAACAGTAGAAATGAAGTCGAAATAGATTTAGATAAGTATATGGCGCTCATCGAGAAACTCGATGCAGCAGAAGATACTATTGCAGAAATGCAAGACGAAGCTAAAAAAGCAAGAGAGCAATTAGCACCTCGTAAAAGAAGATTCATAGAATTGTTTTTAGATGATAATGATTTAAATGAAAAAGCAATTATTGGATTTATATCTTTTACACTAATGACAGTATTTGGTATCACAGACTTAGTGACAGCACTAGTATGGGATATGGACTTAAAAGTTTCTGAAACAATATATACATCATTTGTGGTAGTCACACTTGGTGCATTTGGTATATCAGAAGCTGGTAAAGCATTTGGCGGAAAATAGGAAGATTTAAATGGCATTAACAGGAGATGGACCAGTAAAAAGTACGCTTGACCACGTAGTGGATAAGCTTAATGAAATGAATAAGGACCAAACAGCTCTTCAACAAGAAGCTGTTCTTTATTCAAATGAGCTTCAAGAGTATATTCAAAATGAAGGTCATAAACTGTCCAATGCGCAATTGCAATCAACAAATGAATTAATACTTGCATTAAGAGAAGGCAGATTAGAAGACCTTGAAGAGCATAGAGAAGAATTATTAAGAAATCGTGCTGAAGCAAGAAGAGACGAAGAAAGAAACGATACACTTCTTGACCAATTTAAACAATTAAAGAAACAATATAAACTATTACAAGATGCATTTGCTGGCAAAGATGGCATGAGTATAATAGGACTTATAATTAGAACAGCTCTTGTTGGATTTGTGATTGGTTTAGTCCAAGGGTTTTTAAAACCATACGTGGCAGGAATTAAAGCAATCAGTGGAGCTGTATCAAATGTAGCTAGCAAAGCTTATAAATTTTTTGCATTTGATAAACTATTTAATGCAATTAAACTTGGATTTAATAATTTTAGAGTTGGTTTTGTTGACCTTTTTAAAAATAGTCGATTAGCTAAATTTTTTCAAGGTGTTAGTAAAGAGTCTCTTGGAGCAAGATTTTTTAATCAAGTTAAATTAGTATTTAAAGATTTTGGAACACTTGGTAAAAACATACTTAATTTTGTAAAAGCTCTTGGTTTTGCGTTTATTGGTTTGTTTACAGGTGCACCTACTGCATTTAAAAGATTAGCTGATGCAAAATTAGCATTCTCTCCTAAAGGAGTTGTCTTTAGACTCTTAGGAGGTCTAGTTAATTTTATTAAAAAGCCATTTACATTAGTAATCAATAAAATAAGAGGAGCCTTCACAGGATTATCTTTTGCCTTAGCCGGTATTGCTGATAAAATTGGAGGACTATTTAGTCAAGGTGGTAAAACAACTATCTTTACAAAAGCCGCTAATAGGATAAAAAAATTATTTGCTAAACAAGGACCACTATCTAGATTCTTTGGTTTCTTTTCTCAAATACAAGGTTTATTTAGAGGAATAGGTCAAGTAGTTGGTAAACTACTATGGCCGCTTTTTGCGTTAATTGGATTTATAAAAGGTGCTACTACAGAAGCTAAAAAAGAAAAAGATACAGCTAATAAAGTTATACGTGGTTTTATTGGAGGTATAGGTGGAGCATTTAGAATACTTATTGGAGAATTTGCAGACTTCTTAAAACAAGCAATAGGATTCTTAATTGATTTAATACCTGGCGTTGATGGTGTAAGAGAAAAATTTAAACAATTTTCTTTTGCTGATTTCTTTGATAAACTTTATAATATGGTTGCTGATGGTCTTATTAATTTCTTAAATCAAATGAGAGATGTTGTATCTGATATTGGTATAGGTGGAATATTAAAAAATCTTGGAACTATGTTATACTTGGCAGTACAAAAAATGATGTCATTCCCTAAAGCTATAGCAGCTGGTGGTGTTGGAGCTCTTAAAAATATGTTCTCTGACCCAATAGCAGGATTCCAAGAAGCCTTTCAGAAAAAAATGAATGATGAAAGCACTAGAATTGACACCCTTGGTAAAGCAATGTTTGTAAAGGCTGATGGAAGAACAGAGGACGGCGGTTATATTAAAGGTTTATCAGAAGAAGGTGAAATGCTAAGAATGAGAGCATTAGCTCAAGACGGAGCTCCTATCAGTAATGAATCATATACACAAGTTATGCAAGGAGGAGATACTGTAATCGTAGGTCCTTCTGAACCAAGTAATAACGGATATCTTAATTTTTATAGTAATACAGCATCTGATTAAAAAAAAAGGGGACCATTCAGTCCCCTCCGAAAATTAAATTTAATTAACTTTCTTTAGCTAGTTTAGCAAAATAACTTAACGTATCATCCTCATCAGAATTATCTTCTACTGGTGGAAAGCTTGTATCAGCTGATGCAACAGGTGCTGCTTCTGCTACTGGAGCTTGACTCATAGTTGATTCAACTGGTGCATGTCCTGCATCAATACCTAATACTTTATTAAGCTTCATTGATAACTCATCATAAGTTTTATAGTTTTCTGGTTTTAAGAAATCTTGTAAAGAATAAAGTTTTTCATAAACTTCAGTCAGTCTGTTTTCATCACCTTCATATAAAGCTGATGGAGCACTGAATTCTGACTTATCATAGTTTACCCAACCTTCAACTTTTCTGATTTTGATTTTAAAATCAGCGCCTTCCCAGAAATCGTATGGATTTACTGGTTCTTCATCGGCAAATTGTGGTTGCATAACATCCATGACTTTGTCAAAGATTTTTTTACCAAACTTATAAAGGAATACCTTACCTTCATTTTGCGGATTTGATGGGTCAGAAACAACTAACACATTACTTACATAATGTAGTCTTCTTTTTCTTTCCCTTGCAATTGCTTTATCTTCGTCCCTACCAGAGTTCCAGAGTACAGAGTTATGCTCCGATACTGGGTCCTGCTGTCCAATAGAAGTTAAAGAATTTTCGATATACCATAAACCAGTTGGGCCTTTAAATCCATGGTCCCAATATCTTACCCAAGGTAAGTCCTCACCATCTTTTGCTGGTAAGAATCTGATTACGGCATAACCGTTTCCTGCTTTATCTCTTGTAGGTTTCCAGAATCTGTCATCCGCATAGGAATTAGTTTCCGGTTTTGCTGTTGATACTGCTTCTGCTGCTTTTACGAGTTTATCGATTGATGAGCCTCGCATGCTCTTTAGATTTTCTAGTGACATATATTTCTCCTGTATTTACACTGTATTACTGAATTATCCACTTTATTCATTATATAATATATTATAACATATTCCTATGCTTTTGTAAAGGTATCTTTTAATAAATTTAAACATTTATCTCTATCAAACTTTACAAATGGTTTGTATTTCATAATCTTTCTATAGATGTCTGGCCAAATAATAGTGTCCGTAATCTTTTTGTTTTCGCGTTCTACAAATCCAAGTATTGAATCCAAGATAACTATTGTTTCCAATAGTATTTCATCTTGCATCCAAAGTTTTATAATCAATGGATGATTGTTTTCTTCTGCTTCTAAAAGAGAATCAAATGATACATCCATATCATTAAGTTTATTTATATCAGTTTGAAACTGATACGTTAAAGATTCCATAATTTTTTTATGGTCTCTATAATATCTTTCTCCACCTTCATTAAGCATATCACCGACATACTTAACGTCATTTTTAAAGTTAGCAATATAGAATTCTTTTAATTCATTCTCATATGTTTTTGCTAACTTGGCAAAGAAAAACTTATCCTTTCGTTTAAAGAATGATGTAGGCTTTACTGAAGTCTTAAAATGATATTTAATCGCATCATATCCATCTGTTTCGAAATGTAATTTAAGTGCGTTATATAATTTATAAGATTCAAAAGGGTCATTCATACAGGTAGTTTATTACCTCTCTTTCCCTTGATTAAATGTAAGTTTGCTGCTTCTTCTTCAATCTTTTGTTTAAGAGATGGTGTTAAGAGTTTTTTAAGATTCTTATAATCCATACCTCTTTCTTCTACCACGTATGATGCTGCATCAATGTATGACAAATTGTTTTTAGCAACTAAGAACTCTACTGCTGCAGAGAATCTCTTTTTTGTCATTATCTTTTGTTCAATTGGATTATCCGACAAAGTCATCTCCTTCATCCCATGAGCAACCTGTAAGTCCACCAGCTTGTAAAGCTTTTAAAGTTCTTAATACTTCATTAGCATTTCTTCCGGTATCTAAAGCGTTCACTGATACGTGTTGTATAGTTCTATCTCTATCAAAGATAAAAGTAGCTCTATAAGGTACACCTTCATCGCCATTTACAATACCTAAAGTATGTGATAGACCTAATCCACAATCTGCTGCAAGTGTATGATTAATACTACCTATTGCATTGTTCTCTTGTTTCCATGCTAATTTACAGAACTCATTGTCTCCACTGATTCCTACTACATTTGCATGTTCAACTAAACAATCCATTGCTGCAATTTCTGTTGGACATATAAAGGTAAAGTCCTTTGGATAAAAATAAATGACTGACCAATCTTTTTTAAGTGGTTCATATCCTTCATATATATTTACTCTCACAAATTCATTTTTTTCGTTGATTCCTTGCAGTGAGAATGCAGGGAATTTATCTCCTACTGATAGCATATTATCCTCCTAAAATACTCTCATTAAAATACAGTCAGCGTTAATTCTTCCTGTGGGTTTATCAATCTTAGTTGTTAATGTATCCCAAATCTTTTCAATTTGCTTTTCTGTCTTATTCAAAATCATTGGTAATATTTCATCAGGCTTTCTTAATGTAGCCTGGCGAGATTGCTTATCAAAATTCTTTATAGATGTTCCAGCTATTTCAAATCCTGTTGTAGAACTAGTAACATATTCAATCAATTTTTTATTCTTACGATTATATATGTAAAGTTTGTTTTTAGTGGGTACTAATATTGGATTTATAGATGTTAATTTAACATCAATATCTTCTTCACAATATTTTAGTTTAGCTACTTGAGCATCTGATGATTTTGGTTTTTTAGCTCTCGGTATTCTAGTAGCTTTAAAAGAATCTCTTAATCTTTCAAGGTCAGCAAAAATTTCTTCAAATTGTTTTATAATCTTTCTTTTATTGCCTTTAGAGATATGTGAATAAGCTTCTACACATTGGTCACATGTCTTATCATAAGCTTCTTTTATGTTATTGTATTCGTCTTCTATAACATTCTTAAATATATTAATTGCATTACCCTTTAAGCCATGCATTTTAAATCTATTATATACACTAAACTTTTGTGTATAGTTATCATTTAGCCAACCATCAACTATTTCAGTATCGAAGTCATGATAAATAGTTTCCATTACTTTTCTTCTAGTTCTTTCTGCTGGTGTAATAACTACAATATTTGCTTTCTTTGCTTCTTCAACTTTCTTTTCTTTAAGACCTAACTTATACATTTCATCAATAAAACTTTTTATTTCATTAATATATTCTTCATCGTATTGCCAACCTCTATACAATAACTTAATTGGTTTATTTACTTTCATAAATCTCCAGGCCGGTAATCTTTTAAGAATTGATAATTTCTTTTTATTAAATCCGCAATAATCTGTAGCAAACTGATATGTTGTTGGCATATAGTCTTTTGATTTATAAAAATAATTATACCAATGAGCTGCTTTTGTCCAGGCTGAACTGGTAAATTCTGACTCAGGTGTAAATATCGGTTCAGGTCCTAGATACTTTTCATCTAAACTTGGACCTCTTTTTCTTTTTTTAACTGCCATATTTCTCCTTATGTGTGTATGTATATATTATACCATATTTTTAAGTAAATGTAAACGATTTTTTTAAAAAAGGTGGCCAAGTCTCTGCGGGTGATAAGGAGTTGCATTGATGAGACTCAGCCGTTGACATATTAATCTTTCTCCCAAGGTAATGGGATTTGTTTTCCTTTTCTTTGTTCTTCAGCGACATGGCTTGACATGTATGCAAACACCATTGCTCCTATTGTAATTAATATAGTAAAAAATGTATTCATTAGTTTCTCCTCATATTAGCAATATCAGTTGCTTCTTCTTGAGAGATAACTGGTACAGCATTTGATTTATGCATAGTGGCAATACCTTTTACTAAGGTGCCAGTATACTTCATTGTTTCTTTTTTACTACAATCGCTAGCGATTTCATGGTAATTACCATTCTTCATATATTCTTCCATTAAGGAATTATATTGTACAGCTTGTCTTTCTCGTATCTTATTTAATTGAGATTCTCTTAAAGC